TCAGATTATTCAGAAGATACTACTAATCAAGACATTGGTGTAGTGCCTCCAACAGGAACTAATGGGCCGTTGGCAACAATTAGAACATCAACAGGAAAAGCAACACAGGTTGCTGCAATGTTTGCAAAAAACTTCCAAGGTTTAATTGACGAATTAGAAACAGAATACAATTACGAAATAAAATCATTAGGCGGGTATGCGCCTAGAGCTATAGAAGGCGGATCAAGACCTAGCTATCATGCTAGTGGACTTGCAATTGATATTAACCCAGCAGAAAATCCTTTTAGAAAAATTAAGAAAACTGGAAGAGTTACAGATGATTTTACAGACATGCCGGAAGACGGAACCGGATCAGCTATGGTAGCACTAGGTGAGAAGTATGGACTAGGATGGGGCGGTAATTGGAACAGTTCAACAGATGCTATGCATTTTTGTGCAGCAAAAGCTGAACAAGGCTCGTTTGAATGGCCGGCAAACGGATTAATTCCTGGAGGAACACCATTTGTTGGACCAACAAGACCAGACGGCACTGACACAAAAGATCCTAAACAAAAAACAGCAGCACTAGATGACGGGTACAGAGTTAGTGGCACACGTTCAATGACAACAACCCAATATGCAGGATACGAAAGTGCATTTCAAAATAGTGTACGTGGTGAATCAAGTATACGACCATACTTTCCTACAGACCCAACTGACAATCTATACAATATACAACTAGGTGACAAGGTAAAAGCAATATCTGCATTTTACACAGCTCAGGGTGTAGAAACAAGTAGACCAGTAACACAATTATCGTCCGGGGTTACTTATAACGAGTTCGGAGATGAAGTAAATACAGCAACAGCACGAGACGTAACAGTAGAACCAGAAACTCAGCAATTCAATCCTGGCACAACAGCAATTTAATGGAAGTTTACATTGGCAAAAAGTAAAAGAACTAATTTAAAGAAACTTGATATTGGACCAGGACCATTTGAAGCCATCGTAGTGAGCAATTTAGATACTACTTACATGGGCACATTAAAAGTTGATATTTTAAGAAATAATTCTTCAGGCAGTTTACCTGAAAAATTAGGCACATCAATCGAAGTTAGATATCTATCACCGTTTTATGGTGTTACTAATCCCCAACACACAACAAATAATGATGGATATGCAGCAACACAAAAAAGTTATGGTATGTGGTTTGTTCCACCTGATGTAGGTGCTAGAGTATTAGTAACTTTTGCAGAAGGCGATATTGCTAACGGTTTTTGGATTGGGTGTGTGCAGGACAAGTTTATGAACTTTATGGTTCCAGATGGCCGTGCATCAACTTCACTTACAACTCCGCAAACACCTGACAATGTACAAGGACTTAAATTACCAACAGGCGAATATAACAAAAAAGTTGAAAAGGGTAATGGCAGAGATCCAACAAGATATCTTAAACCATACAACAAAGATTTTACACAAACACTAGAAGTACAAGGATTAATTAGAGACGAAAATAGAGGACTAACTTCTTCAAGTGCAAGACGAGAAGTACCGAGTACTGTATTTGGAATAAGCACACCTGGACCAGTAGATAAACGACAAGGTGCACCTAAAGGATTAAAGGGAGAAGCAGGCCTTAAACATTCTGCTTTTGTAAATCGATTAGGCGGCTCGAGTTTTGTTATGGATGACGGTGATGACAAACTATTAAGAGTTTCGCATGCATCAGCAGGTCCTCCAGCATATGCTAATATTGAAGCCGGCGAAGACTTTGGCCAAAGTACAATACCTCACAACGAACTGTTAAGATTTAGAACTAGAACAGGGCATCAAATATTAATGCATAATAGTGAAGACTTTATCTATATTGCAAACAGTAGAGGCACAGCTTGGGTAGAATTAACTAGTGACGGGAAAATAGACGTATACGGATTAGATAGTATATCTATTCATAGTGATGCAGATATTAATCTTACAGCAGATAGAGATGTAAACATCGAAGGTGGCAGAAATGTAAACATGCGAGCCAGTGGTAGATATGATAATTTTGCTTCAGGCGGTGAAGTAAAAATAGAAAGCCAAACTAATACAACTTTAAGAGCTGAAACTAATATGTTTGTAGATGTTGCTAAGGATCAAGATATTAAAATTGGCGGAATACAAAAGACATTAGTTACGGGTGATATACATCATCATACAAATGCAAATTTATACATATTAGCAGATGAAGAAGGACATATAAAAGCTGGAACAAACATGCTTATTAATTCTACAGAAACTCTTAACTTAGTAGGAAAAGCATCATACTTAACAGCAACAGCAGGAGCAATTAATATCAATGCCGCTGGCGGCAACGTTGAAATTGACGGCGACACGGATATTAATTTAAACAGCAGCGCATCTTCGGCAGGTACAGATGCTACTGATGCAACAGACGCTGTGTCTGCAATACCGTTACCTACATGGACTGTACCTAAAACAAGCCCAGGAACAATAGTTCCATCAGACGTAATTACTTTTGTAAAAAGGATGCCAAGTCACGAGCCATATGCACATCATGAAAATTTAGATCCTGTAATGCTTAAAAGTGAAAGAACAGATATTAATAATGATGTTTCATTACCTAATGCTGCATTACTTAATACTGTAGATACTTTTAGAAAGAGTTTTACAGGTGGCACAAGATCGGACTCCTCAAATGTAGCAGATACAAGCGGCACTAAAAGAGTTTATGGTGGTGTAGGAACTGCCGGTGCCGGTGGCGCCGATGATAAAGCACTAGCACAAAAATATTCTACTGTTGGAGCCGACGGAAATATATTAGACATTATTGGAGCAGCTGAAGGTGCAGGTTACAATACTCCTTATGGCGGAAGTAACATAACACCAATATCGTATTATGGAAAACAGCTTTCAGAACTAACAGTGCAAGAAGTTTTAGATTGGCAAACAGCATCAATAAATGCAGGTTCAATTAGTAGTGCTGCCGGCAAATATCAAATAATTAATAAGACTCTTAAAAGTCTTATTGACGGAGATGGAGTATTAAGCAGAACAGAGCTGTTTAGTCCTGCTAACCAAGATAAATTGTGTCGTAAGTTGCTACAGCGTAGAGGGGTTGATGCATTTAGGTCTGGTTCAAAATCTAGAAAATCATTCTGCTTATCAATGGCACAAGAGTGGGCAAGTTTACCAGTAATTGAAAAAACATATTCTAAGCCAGCAAAACGAGTTGTTAATCCTGGTGAAAGTTATTATGCTGGTGTTGCTGGAAATAAGTCAAGAATATCTCCAACACAATTACTTGCGGCTGTTAACGTTATTAAATCAGACGGTTATGCATAGAGGGTAAATATTACTATGAGTACATTAGAAAAAAACATATACAAAAGAGTAAAGGTATCGAGCTCTAAAAAACCTAAACAGCCAGCTTCAAGTTCTGCTTATAGGTCTATTAGCACAGTTAACCCTGCAAACGAAGGGTACAGACTATATGATCTTGCTGTTATTAAACAAGATATAATAAATCACTTTCATATACGTCAAGGAGAAAAGTTAGAGAATCCTGAATTTGGAACTATTATTTGGGACACATTGTTTGACCCACTGACCGAAGGACTAAAAGCTGCAATTATAGAAAATGTAGAAGATATTGTTAACTATGATCCGCGTGTTTCTGTTAATAATATCATTGTTGACACATACGAAAGCGGCATACAAATTGAATGTACTCTAATATATTTAAAATACAGTATTGCTGAAGCTATGACACTACAATTTGATAGAGACATTGGCTTACTTGCTTAAAAAATAAAATACGTACATAACTATTATGAATAAATACGTTATAAGAGGAAATTAGATGTCAGCTACGGATAGACAAAACAGATTACTAGTTGCAGAGGATTGGAAAACAATATACCAATCCTTTCGCAATGCCGATTTTCAAAGTTATGACTTTGACAATTTAAGACGAACAATGATAGAATATCTTAGGACTAACTATCCTGAGGATTTTAACGATTACATTGAATCAAGTGAATACCTTGCACTAATTGATTTAGTTGCATTCCTTGGGCAAAATTTATCCTTTAGAATTGACTTAAATGCAAGAGAAAATTTCCTCGAACTTGCAGAACGTAGAGAGTCTGTTTTAAGACTAGCAAGACTTTTAAATTACAATCCTCGTAGAAATCAATCAGCTAATGGACTTTTAAAATTCACAGCAATTAGCACAACAGAAGATTTAATAGATTCTAACGGTACTAACTTAGCAAGTCAAACAATACAATGGAACGATAGTACTAACTCAAATTGGTATGAACAGTTTATTAAAGTTATAAATTCTTCATTGCCGGTAAACGGTGTATTTGGTAAACCAAACAAAAGCGAAATAGTATCTGGCATTTCAACTGACCAGTATAGAGTAAACGGTGTTAATACTGATGTTCCTGTATTTGCATTTGAAAAACCTATTGAAGGTAAAACAACACCATTTGAAATTGTATCTACTGATATTGAAGATGGCAGTTTAATAGAGGAAGCACCAGTACCAGGAAATAATTTTGCGTTTATGTATAGAAACGATGCACAAGGACCTGGAAGTAGTAACACTGGATTCTTTGCACACTTCCGTCAGGGAAGATTAGAAAGTGGACAGTTTTCTGTAACACAACCTACACCAAATCAAACAGTTTCGATTGATACTGAAAATATTAATGACTCAGATGTTTGGTTATTTAAACTAGACGGCAACAACAATGAATCAGAGTTATGGTCAAAACTTGATGCTGTTGAAGGCAACAATGTAATCTATAATAGTATTAATAAAAAAGTAAGAAATATTTATAGTGTCTTAACAAGAGTTGACGATAGAATTAATTTAGCGTTTAGTGATGGAGTTTTTGGAAACCTTCCAAAGGGTAATTTTAAAACTTATTTTAGAACAAGTGAAAATAGAAATATGGTTATTACACCAACATCTATTAGTAATATTTCTGTTAATATACCGTACCTAAGTAAAAAGGGCAGAGTTCATACACTTACATTAACAATGGGTTTAGAAACAACTGTTGCAAATAGTTCAAGAGCTGAAACAAGTTTAAGTATTAAACAAAATGCTCCTGCAACATATTATACACAAAATAGAATGATTACAGGAGAAGACTATAATGTTGCTCCTTTAGGTATAAGCCAAGAAATAGTAAAAGTAAAAAGTGTTAACAGAACATCAAGCGGCATATCAAGATATTTCGACTTAAACGATGCAACAGGAAAATACAGTAATACTAACTTATACGGAAACGATGGAGTAATATACAAAGAGTATACTACTGAAAAAACAAGTTTTAACTTTAATACACAGACTGACATTGAAGGTATTATAATAAACAATGTTGAGCCTATTCTTGATAACAAAAAAGTAAAACATTTTTACCTAGACAAGTTTCCAAAAATTAATACAGTTGACCTAAATGTTTATTGGAACGCTGTTACTGAACAAACAAATACTTACACAGGTAAATTTCAATCATTAGATGCCGCAGGTTATCAAGTTGGTACTTTTACTACAAATAGTTTAAAGTATATTGAAGCAGGAACAGCAATTAAGTTCCAAGCACCGACTGGCTTCCATTTTATGGAAGATGGATCATTAATGGCAGGCGATGCTGATCACCTTGGAAGTGCTTTATACAAATGGACTAAGGTTATTGCTGTTGCAGGCAACGGACTAGATGTAGGCCTAGCAGAAACACAAGGGCCTATAGCACTAGCTGATAAAATTCCTACTAACTGTAGACTAATACAAATACGTCCTATGTTAGCAAATAGTCTACTTGATGATGTTAAGGTAGAAATTATTGATCAAACTTTTGCTTACAATGACTTTGGATTGCGGTATGACGATGTTAATAGAGTTTGGAGATTAGTAAAAGCAACTGACCTAGATAAAAGAAGTAACTTTAGTACAGGCTTTGCAGGAAATGTAAGTAACGGAAATCTTGATGCAAGTTGGTTATTACTTTTTGAAACTAATGGCGAAACATATAAAATTACATATAGAGGTTTGAGATATGTCTTTGAAAGTGATAGAGAAATAAAATTCTACTACGACAGTTCAGACAAAATATACGACACACAAAAAGGTAAAGTTATAAGAGATAAATTATGTGTTTTAAATATAAACACACAGCCTGATAGTGCATTACCGTTTACTAGCGGTTTTGACTTTGATATTTTAGAGTCTTATAGAGATAAAGAAGGTTACGTAGATACTAAAAAAATAGAAGTAACATTTGCAGACAAAGATGCAGATGGCGTAATTGATGATCCAGAATTATTTTTACATATTGTAGATGAAGATGTTAATCCTTTAAATAAAATTATTATACACGAAAAATATCTCACAGATGCAGGCGTTGAAGAATTTAGATATGTTGAATCAACAAATATTCAAATACTTGAATCACAAACAAATGCAGGTCCTTTAAGTTCTTATACAGACGGACAAGTATTTTACTTTAGAGATAACAATGTATTTAAAAAACTAGATTCGACAATATTAGAATTAGTAACAAATAGTGATTATAAAGCATTTGTTGGAAGAGACAAACTTAAATTCCATTATGTACATGTTGCTGATACAAACAACAGAATTGATCCAAGTGCAAGTAACATAATTGATACTTATATGTTAACTAAAACATATGACAGGAATTATAGACTTTTCATAGATGGACAAATTCTACAGCAACCACTACCGCCAAGCTCAGATGAGTTGTATAGATCATATGGTCGACAACTTAATAAAATAAAATCAATAAGTGATGAAGTAATTTATCATCCAGTAAAATATAAGGAATTATTTGGTTCACTTGCTAAGACAAATTTACAAGCAACATTTAAAGTAGTAAAGAATCCAGATCAAGTCCTTAACGACAACGATGTAAAAACAAGATGTATTGAAGCAATTAATCAATACTTTGCATTAGAAAATTGGAATTTTGGAGACACTTTTTACTTTCAAGAATTGGCAACATATATTACAAACAGACTTGCACCAGACTTAGTAAGTGTAGTAATTGTACCTGATCAGCCAACACAGTCGTTTGGTAGTTTATTTGAAGTAAGAAGCGAAGTTGATGAAATTTTTATTAATAGTGCAACTGTAGCAGATATAGAAATAATAGATCAAATTACAGCTACTAGACTAAATGCGTCTGGCAGAGTTGTTACATCAAGCGAGACAGCAAACACAGGGATTACAAGTGCAACATCATTCACTAGTTCAAACAGTTCAAATAGTTCAAACAATTCAAGTAGCGGAGGAAGTTATTACTAATGTCTTACGATAACGATCAGACAGATTCACCGTTGCCAGCAGGCGACAACTCTAATAGAAAGAGTGTTGACTTACTTCCTAAATATTTTAGAACACAAGCAAATAAGAAAATACTTTCTAGTACAATAGATCAGTTAGTACAACCTGGCACAGCAGAAAAAGTTAGTGGCTATATGGGACGAAAAAATGCAAAAGCATTTAGGGCCGGCGACACATACATTGCTGATGTTACTGAACAAAGAGAAAACAGGCAGTTAGAACCAGCAACAGTTTCTGTTGATGATTTAGGCAATGTAAACTTCTTTGCTGATTATCCTGACTATGTTAATCAAGTTAACAATTTTGCTGGAAGTGTTGCAAATCAGAGTAAATTAAATAGCCAAGAATATTATGCTTGGAATCCAAACATTGATTGGGATAAGTTTACAAATTTCCGTGAGTATTATTGGTTGCCAAACGGTCCTCAAACTGTAACAGTTTTTGGAAAAAGTTTAGAAGAAGTTAGTACATATACTGTAACAACAGAAGACCAAGATGACAATGTTGTTTACAAATTTTCACCACCAGGGTTTACACCTAATCCGGCATTGACTTTATATAGAGGTCAAACTTATACATTTGAAATTAACACACTAGGACATCCATTTTCGTTCTCTACAGATAGACGATTTACTGATGCACCATTTGATGTAGTTAAACAAGCAGATGGCAGTTATAATATTGTATCAACTGGAAGTGCAGAAAATATATCTAGTTTATATGTACAAGGCATAACAGCAACAGACTTAAATGGCAATGAAATTAATCCTGTAAATGTTGAAGAAGGCTTTATTACATTTACAGTTCCATTTAATGCACCAGAGCAATTATATTATTCAAGCCAAAGTGACGTTAACACTAGTGGCTATATCAAAGTATTTGACATAATTGAAAACACTGAAATTGATGTTAACGATATTATTGGAAAGAAAACTTATACAAGTTCTAATAAAGTTAAATTTAGTAACGGACTAAAAGTTAAGTTTGCTGGAAATGTTACACCTGAAATTTATAAAAATGACGAATGGTTTATTGAAGGTGTCGGTAGCGACATTAAACTAGTTAAGGAAAGTGACTTAGTTATTCCTGCTAGTTATGTTGGAGATAAATTAGTTCCGTTTGATAGTGAAGGGTTTGATAGATTGCCATTTGGTAATGCAAGTGCCTTTGCAGGAACTAAAGATTACATTATAGTTAATAGAGCAAGTGTTGATAGAAACGCTTGGTCACGTTACAACAAATGGTTCCATAAAGATGTAATTGAAAAATCTGCAGAATATAATGGACAAGTACCTACAGTAGATCAAAGTGCTAGAGCATCAAGACCTATTATTGAATTTAATGCAGGCTTAAAATTATTTAACTTTGGTACTAAGGCTAAAAATGATGTTGATCTAATTGATTTTAAAACTAAAGATGCATTTAGTACAGTAGAAAATGCTACAGGATATAATATTGACGGCACAAATGTTGCTGAAGGTATGCGTATAGTTTTCAATGCAGATACAGATAGAAATGTAGTAGGTAAAATTTACACAGTTAACTTTATTCTAATTGATAATATTAGACAAATTAGTTTAATTGAAGATACTGATTCGACTCCGTTAGTAAATGAAACACTATTAGTTAAAGGCGGAACAACTTATAAAGGTAATTTATTTTACTTTAACGGATCTATGTGGAAAGTTGCACAAGACAAAATTAAAGTAAATCAGCAACCGTTATTTGATGTATTTGATAATAACGATGATAGTTTTACTACTTACAATGCTTCTACGTTTAGTGGAACACAATTATTTGGTTACAAACAAGGCACTGGCACTAATGATTCAGAGCTAGGATTTCCATTATCGTACAGGGCAATTGAAAACTTTGGCGATATACAATTTAATTTTCCACTAGTTACTGATTCATTTGTATACGAAGAAAATAACGAAAATGTAAATGTTAAAGTTGAAACAGGATATTTAAGAAAATATACTGACCTTAATACTTACGTTAGTGAAAATGGCTGGACTAAAGCACATGCATTAAGTAGTCAAGCAATAATAAGACAGTACGTTGTAGATACTACAACAAATGATTTTGCTGTTGACGTTTTTGATGCAAGCGGCGACCTAAATGATTTAGTTGTAAAGGTTTATGTAAATAATTCTTTCAAACAAGAAACAACACACTACGAAATTAACAGAATTAATAGCATTGCATATGTAAGATTTAATAATGATCTTACAGAAGACGATGTAGTAGTATTAAGATGCTACAGTGCTACAACTAAAAACGAAAACGGTTATTATGAATTAGCATATAACTTAGAACGCAATCCTATGAACGAAAACATAGGCGATTTTACAATAGCTGAAGTTAACGATCATGTTAGCACAATTATTGAAAATACATTTGAGTATGACGGAAATACATTTCCCGGAGTAAGCAATCTAAGAGATATTGGTAACACGAGCAAGTACGGAACACGATTTGTAAAACATAGTGGTCCAATAGCATTAGCTAGTTACCACTTAACAGATAAAAATGCAAACATTGTAAAAGCATTAAAATATGCTAGAATAGAGTACGCAAAATATAAAAGAGTATTTTTACAAGTTGCAGAAAATCTAGGATATGATGGTCCTACCAAAGAACATGTTGATAAAGTATTAGAAGAAATAAACAGCCAAAAAACTGAAGGCATGTCGTTTTACTTCTCAGATATGTTGCCGCATGGTGCATCTAAAAGAACACTACATTCAGTAACAGCAAGTACTGGTACATTTTTTGCATTGTCAAAAGTTTTTACACTTGACACTTTGTCGCCAAATGGTGTATTAGTATACCTTAACGATCAGTTACTATGTCATGGAACAGATTATGTTTTTACTATAGAAGGCTTTGTAAATATTTCAGCAACATTAGCTGTTGGCGATGAAGTAGAAATATACGAATACGATACAACTGATGCTTGCTTTGTTCCTACTACACCGACTAAGTTAGGATTGTATCCAGCATATAAACCTGAAATATTTTTAGATACAACATACCAAACACCAAAGACTGTTATTCAAGGTCATGACGGAAGCATTACGTTTGCTTACGGGGATTTTAGAGATAACTTAATATTAGATTTTGAAAGAAGAATATATAATAATTTAAAACAAAAGTACAACACAGACATTTTTGACATCACTGATTTCCAAGGCGGCAACTTTAGAGATACAGGGTTTAATAATATTGATATTAATAATGCAATGGTTTCGGATTTTGTACAGTGGAGTGTTATTGCAGGCGATCCTGATTATACTTCTAATAGTTTTTGGAAAGACACTGATACATTTAGATACAACTATAAAAATATGTCATCTCCACAAGGTAATACGTTACCTGGATTTTGGAGAGGCGTATATATAAACGCATACGATACTGATCGTCCTCACAGTCATCCTTGGGAAATGTTAGGATTTAGTATTAAGCCAACATGGTGGGAAACAGAATACGGTGCAGCTCCATATACTAGAAATAACTTTGTACTTTGGGAAGATTTACAAAATGGTATTGTAAGAGAACCTGGTGTTCCTGCAAAAGTAGTTAAGAAATACAAAAGACCAAATTTAGTTAATCATATACCGGTAGACGAAAATGGTAATTTATTAAGTCCGTTAGACAGCAACTATGCACAAAACTTTATTGCTGTTAAGACAAGAGATCCTTATGCATTTGGAGACCATACTCCTGCTGAGAGTGCTTGGAGAAAAAGTAGTGAATATCCGTTTGCATTAATTACTTCATGGTTATTAAATCAACCTGCAAAAGTAATGGGCACAGCGTTTGATTTATCAAGGATTGAAAGAAATAAAGTAGGCAACCTTGTTTACAAACCTACTAATGCTATTATTAGATTAAAAGATTTATTATTTCCTAATACATATACTGATAATCAAAGAGTTATAACTAGTGGACTCGTAAACTTTATATACAATTATATTGTAAGTGATATTAATACAAACTATAATGAATATCAAACAGAATTAACATCATTGTCTAACAGACTAGCATTAAAAGTAGGCGGCTTTACAGATAAGAGTAAGTTCAAATTAATATTAGATAGCAGAACTCCATTAAATCAAGGTAATGTTTTTGTACCTACAGAAAATTATAAGTTATTTCTTAATACTTCGTCACCAGTTGATATCGCAACTTACAGCGGTGTTGTTATACAAAAAAATACAAATGGGTATGTAGTAAAGGGTTACGATCAAGCATTATCAACATTTAAATACTACGAGCCTATTGCAAGTCAAAGGGATCCTGTAATTAATATTGGCGGAATATCAGAAACATTTGTTAATTGGGATTCAGGCAAACAATATGTTAAAGGCCAAAATGTAAGATTTGATAGCTTTTACTATAGAGTAAGCGACAGTCATGTAAGTGGACAATCTTTTGATACTACTAAAATGTCTAAATTGGCAGAGCTTCCGTTAGTTGGAGGACGGTCAAATGTACTTAGACGACAGTTTACAAACAGAGTTAAGACTATATCATACGGTACATTACTAAGAACAACACAAGACGTAGTTGACTTTTTATTGGGCTATGAAGCGTATTTAAAACAGCAAGGTTTTGTATTTGAATACTACAATAAAGATATTAGTGTAGTTGAAGATTGGACTTACAGTGTAAAAGAATTTATGTTCTGGACCACACAGAATTGGGCAGCAGGCACAGTTATTACACTTAGTCCAGGCGCACAACAATTTAACTTTACCCGTCCATATGTTGTAGTTGATAATATCTTTGATAATTTTTATGATTATAGTTTATTAAAAGCAGATGGTCAAAAATTAGATAAGAGCTTTAGTAGTATTGCTAGAGACAGTGAAAACCAGTTTGGGCTAACTGTTAAAAATTCAGCAGACGGCATTTACAGTGTAAAACTTCCGTTAGTACAAAGAGAACATGTTATATTATTAGATAATAAAACAGTTTTTGGAGATGTAATTTACGACCAAGAAGCAGGTTACAGACAAGAGAGAATTAAAGTTACTGGTTATAGAAGTGATAATTGGAGTGGCGGATTAAATATTCCTGGATTTGTTTATGACGAAGCTGAAGTAAGAGATTGGACGCCTTATAAAGATTACGGAATAGGAAAGCTAGTAAAACACAAAGAATTTTATTATGTTGCAATAATAGATGTTACTGGGACAGAATTCTTTATTGACAACCAATGGCAACGTTTAGACGAACGTCCAGAAGCAAAACTAATACCAAACTTTGAATACAAAATAAATCAGTTTGCAGACTTTTATGATTTAGATACAGACAACTTTGATCTAGAGCAACAGAAACATGCACAACATTTAATTGGTTACCAGAAAAGAAAATATCTTGAAAACATTATTAATGATGAAGTTTCACAATATAAGTTTTATCAAGGTATGTTACAAGATAAAGGAACATCAAATTCTTTAATTAATTTATTTGATGCACTTGCAAGTGCTGACAAAGAAAGTTTAGAATTTTACGAAGAATGGGCGTTAAGAGTAGGCCAATATGGCGCAACTGAAAATTTTGATAATGTAGAGTTTTTACTTGACGAGTCAAAAATTAAAACTAATCCGCAACCAATTGAATTAGTATCTAGTATACCAGCTAATGATACCGATACTATTTACAAATTAACTCCTGAAGAAGTATATTTAAAGCCACAAAACTACGATCATAAACCGTTTCCAACAATTACTGATTACACATCGTTTGTAAAAGACGCTGGATTTGTATTTGATCAAGATATTAGTTACAGAATTAATGATAAGTCAGACATACTTACAGCTGATATATCTGTTATAGGTGCAGATGATTATGTTTGGGTAACAGGAGAAAATAGTAACTGGGACGTACTTCAGCATGTTACTACTGACCTGCGAGTAACAGCAATATCATCATTTGCTGCAGGACGAGATACAATAGATGGCACTGAAGGACCGGGAGGCTTGTTTACATTTAATAAAGCTCATCCGTTTGTTAGAGGTGATATTATTGGTGTACAAAGTACATCAGCATCTAACGATGCATTTTACTCAGTTGAATCAGTGTTTGCTAATTCTATCGAAGTGCTGTCAGGTCAAAATCAAACAATTGAAACGTTAGAAGAAACAGATGGATTTGTTAGTGTACTTAGGTCAGTAAAATATGACACTATAAAAGAAGCAAATGCTATACTAGAAAATAAAGTTCTAAAAAATCAAAAAATATGGGTAGGTGATACAGGCAATTGGATAGTTCCGATTAAGAATAGTGTTTACACAGAAAAAACACATTACAATAATCCGTCAGACTACGATAACACTTCGACATACGAGTTTGGGTCTTCAATGACATCAAATTCTTCAAATACTAAATTAGCGTTTGGAGACCATAGTGCTAATAACAATAAAGGATTAGTTTACACTTATCAAAGAGGGTCAAATTTAAGAGAGTTACTTTACGAAGCAACACTTGAATTAGATACTAGTGTTTACCCAGTAAGTGACGATCACCGTTTTGGTACAGATATTGACATTAGTGCTGATGGTAAGTATCTTATTGTAGGTTCTAGCACAGCGTCTGACGTAGCATCAAATTATAAAAGTAACTATGCAACAAGCATAGAGTACAGCGAAAATGACATAGTTAAGTATGACGAAAACTATTGGAAGGCTGTAAGAACTATTACTCCTGAAAGTGGAAGCATTGCATTTAGTACGTTTGATAGTTATGCAAATCTTGAAAGAGCAAGTGATAGTAGTTTATTAACATTGGTATTACAAGGTAATCCATACCTTCCTAATACTTCAACAGACCATTTATTAATAGCTGCACCGTTTGACCAATACAGAGGTACAAAACCTCAAGACAAGTTAGTACTTAATTGGAATTCGTTTACTAACTTTAATCGAAATACAGGCTCGTCTAACTCAGTTGAATTGTTTCCGCAAGGAATTAACGCACAAAATACAGCATCACAATACACTGAACCAAATGCAAACTTTATCGCAGGCGAGCATTTAATTATAGAAAAAATTGATTCAGTATTGCTTGTAGAGCCATTTACAGATCCGCCACAAGACGGTGACATAATTGAAACAGCAAGTGGTTCAGCAACAATTTATAAAGCATTCCAAAGAGACTTTAAACTTGTACTTTACATAAAAGATACTAACGGAGTATTTGGACCATCAGGTACTATTAATAATTCTAATGGTACATTAATTGGTAATTATACACAGCCTAATTACAATGGCACAACTAGCGCAATCGGTGGTTGGTGGTATATCAATATGCCTGCTACCCAAACTTACTTAACATCAGATGAATTTACTAATTCTAGTGATTATGGTATTCCTGCGTATGGTTTAGTATATCAAGATATATTAGTTTACGACGAAGTTAATGACTCGTATGCAAGAACAACACCAAACTTTTATAACAACATACTTGATGATGTTAACTCTACTATTTTTCCAACTAGAGATGAACCAGGATTTGTAAGTGTTCTATCCCATAGAGGTGCAGCATACACTAATGTTGATAATGATGGTGTACAAAATATTTTAGATAATAGATGGTTACTTAGAATACCTCCAAGTTTAGCTGGACAAATTAATCAGCCTAACGATAAATTTAGAGCTTACATTGACGACCAAGCAGTACCAGCAGATTTTGATTTACTAGGCATTGACGCTAGTTATATTAACGATAACGAACACACTGTTATAGATATGTGGGAAGGATATATTGACTTTACATTTACTAAAACACAGGGTGCAGACGTTGTCATGTTATCAGACCAGGACATTGATACTGGTGACTTCTTTGAACCTGCATACATAGGCAAAGTGTTTACAGACATAAACGGTGTAATTGTAAATATAAATGGAGCAGATGGCGACTTTATAAGAGATGAAATTACAGGTGCAAGGGCTAGGGTAGCTTATTATATTCGAAGAGCTACTGATCAAGGCAGAGTTTATCTTAAAGATGTTACAGGCACTTTTGTACAAGGCAACAGAATGTTACTTGAAACAAAGGAAGGCGTAGCAGAACTAGATAACTTGCGTATCATGGGTCCAATCAATAAAATATCTGTAACAGGAAATAATACAGGTAAAATTGCTGTAATGCAAAAAGGAACAACGTTTCCAGCTCACCCAGAGTCATATGGTGGTTTAGATCAGTTTAGAGATTTAAACTCTTTTGCATATGTAAACAAAGAATTTTGGATTTACAAAGAAAACTTAACAGAGGCTGGAACAGATGCTCCGGCAAGTATTCCTAGTACATCAAATAGTGATTGGCAATTAGTTTACAACCTGCCAGTTACTACAGCAGGGTCACAAGTAAGCAAGCCAGCTAACCAAGGTGTCTACAGTATCTTTAACAGAATAGGTAGTACATGGGTTAACCGAGGCACTTTTGAAATTCCTAATAGTAGTACAAATAGTAATGTAGGTCAGCAAGTTGCTGTAAGTCAAGAAAATGATTTATATAGATTCTACGTTGGATCAAAAGAAAATTTAACAGTTATAAAACACGGTACTGACAAGTACGGCAAACAATATAACTATGCATTTGATATTAATCCTCATTACAGAGGTGAATATAATGTAGACGCAACATATAAAACAGATGAAATTGTGTTATATAGTAACCAATTATATTCTGCATTAACTTTTGTTAAAGGTGTAACACCGACAAGCACTCTTAAGTGGAGAATACTTAACAGTCAAGTTAACTATTTGCCAACTTTACCAAATGCTGTTAATATATTTAACGATCCGGCGTTTGACGACTTAGGCGAAAGTGTAACAGACTTTACTAAACAAATTACAGTAAGCGATAATGGACAAGTACTTGCAATTAGTATTGTAACAGATGTGTCTGTTGATGCAGATAACAAAGTTCTTGTGTATAGAATATTAGATGACAGGTATGTAATAGATCAAACAATTGTTGCACCAGTATCAAACACTGGTTGGGGCAGTAGTATTGATCTTAGTGAAGATGGAGACACTTTAGTTATTGCAGATCCTGAAAGTGATATAGACGGATACAATACAGGAAAAGTTTATGTGTACGCTAAATCAAACAGCACATTTGAAATGCACCAAGTATTATCCGGTACAGGCACACAATCAGAAAAGTTTGGTAACAAAGTTAGTATTTCAAAAGATATAATTGCTGTTACAAGCGGAAACGGTGATGTAGCAACTGATACATTATTCGATGGCGACATAACAACATTTGACGATACATTTACATCCTTCCCCGATAAGAAAATTGATAGCGGAAGTGTTAGGTTGTATCAAAAAGTAAAAGATGCATTTATACTAGCAGAAGAACTAGATTATGATGGTGACCTTACAGTATTATCAGCAAGTAGATTTGGTGAGCAAGTATTAATTAATGACAATCATGTTTATGTTGGTGTACCTGGTGATCCAAATGATTACTATACTGAAGATACAAATCCAGGCAGTTTTGTTGATTATCAAGTTAATCAGGGTACTAAACCTTGGACTACATTAAGATCACCTAATGAAATTGTTGATATTAAAAAGATTAAATCAGCATTTTTGTATAATACAAAAACAAATAGCCTTGTTGAGTACTTAGATTATATTGATCCAATACAAGGTAAAATTGCAGGACCAGCAGAACAAGAATTAACATTTAAATCTAATATTGACCTTGCACGTTACAATGTTACAACACTACCTGATTACTTTAGCGAAACAAGTAATTGGGAAGAAAAGTATGTAGGAAAATTATGGTGGGATCTTAGCACAACAAGATTCTATAATCCATATCAACAAGACATTGTTAATCAAGCAAATGTCTGGAGTAAATTAATACCTAACTACTCAGTTGATGTTTATGAATGGGTCGAAAGCACCATTCCCCCAGCTGAATGGGATTCATTAGCAGACACAAGTGAAGGTTATGCTAAAGGTATTAGCGGAACGTCTAAGTATGGTAATAATGCATATAGTCAAAAACTAGCATACGATACATTGTCCCAAACATTTAGCGACAAGTATTACTTCTGGGTAAAAAATAAGAAAACAATACCAGCTGGTGATCCAACAAGATCAATTAGTGGGTTTGAAGCAGAAGGATTAATTGGAAATCCAAGAGGACAAGGTTATAGTTTCTTAGCATTATTAAGTAATGACAGATTTGTGTTATATAATAGCGAGCGTTTACTTAAAGATAAAGACGTTGCATTACATGTAAGTTACTATACACAAGATACACAAGAACAGAATTCACATCTTGAATATCATATTGTTACAGAAGGCTTAGAAACAAGTGTTCCTAAAGCAGATATAGAAAGAAAGTGGATTGATAGTTTAATTGGATACGATACTAGGGGTCGACCTGTTCCGAATCCAGAGTTAAGTTTACGAGAAAAATACGGAACATTAAACAGTCCAAGACAAAGTTGGTTTGTAAATAGACAAGAAGCATTCAAACAAGTTATTGAAAGAGCAAATATAACTTTAAAAGAAAATATTATTGTAGATGATTTTAGTTTTAGTACACTTAATAGTGCCGATGTACAACCTTTTGTTACTGATAGAACATATGATTATAAAATTGATACATTGGATGAGCTTGATTTTATTGGCATTAATAAAATACAAACAGCGATACTTCGAGCATCAATACATGGCGGCACTGTTACAGATATAAGAATAATAAATTCTGGTAGAGGATATTCAGACCCTACATATGATATTACAACATCAACTGTTAGACATGGACCAAGTTTTGAATTATTTGGCAACGGCAGCGGACTAGATTTTAATTTAGAGATTAATAACTTAGGTCAAATTAGTAAAGTAAATATTATTAATGGTGGATCTGGATACGATGAAAATTTAAGAATTGAAGTTAGACCACTTACAGTACTTGTTGAAAATGATTCAACAGTAAATAACAAATGGGCTACATACGAATACAATAAAAATTCAAACGTATGGAACAGAATACTATCACAAAGTTACGATACTACAGAATATTGGGATTATGTAGATTGGTATGCACCTAACTATACTCAGTTTACTAGAATTGATCATAGAGTAGACGAAAGTTACCAACTAGCGTCAACAAATGCTAAACTTGGACAAATTGTAAAAATTGACAATATTGGCAACGGCGGCTGGTTACTACTAAAACGTACAGCAGAAACAAACTCAACTGATTACACAATTGACTATGATACAATTGGTAGAGAAAACGGCACAATTGAAATTAATAGTAAACTATACAATGTTATTGAAAACACTGTTGGTTACGACTTATTAGGTTACGATAATAGATTCTTTGATACTGAACCTGTTACAGAAGCCAGACAAATAATGACAGCACTAAAGAATGATATATTTGTTGACAATCTTGCTGTTAAATGGCAAGAGCTGTTTTTTGCAAGTATTAGATATGTGCTTTCAGAACAACAAAATGTTGATTGGGTTTATAAAACAAGTTTTGTAAAAGCAAAACATAATGTAGGCGACTTAACACAAAAAATAAATTATCAGAATGATAATTTAGAAAGTTACAATGACTACATAAACGAAGTTAAGCCTTACAAAACAAATGTACGTGAATATTTAAGTTCTTATGAAAACGTTGATAACACAAAAACACAAACAAGTGATTTTGATGTTCCTCCTTATTATGATTTTACACAAAACGGAATCAAAACTAAGTCAGTTAAAATTACTGACAACTCATTAGTTGGTGTAGATTCGTTCTTTGATGATTATCCATATAAAAACTGGAGCGAGAACTACGGATTTAAAGTTATTGCTGTAAACATTTACAATGGCGGAAGTAATTATACATATCCTCCAACAGTTACTATTGCAGGCGGAGGCGGCACAGGTGCAACAGCAAAAGCATATCTTGGTGCAGGCAAAGTTGTAAACATTGTAGTTACAAATACAGGTACTGGATATACATCTGCACCAACAGTTACTATTACTGGATCACAGGCAGACGGATCTACAACAGCAATAGCATCAGCACAAATAGGCGAAACTGTTGTTAGAAGTATGCATGTCGAAATGAAGTTTGATAGAGTATCGGGCGAATATGTTATAATTGAATTACCAGAAACAGAAACATTTACTGGTACAGCAATTAACGATAAGTTTGCACTAAAATGGCCAATGAACTTAAGACGTAACAAAGTAAAAATTACGTTAAATGGTCAAATTTTACTACGTAGTGAGTATACGTTTACTAATATAGAAGACAATACTTATACCTATAAGCGATACAAAGGGCAAGTACAACTTACAACAACACCGCCGTTAGGATCAATAATTGTCGTAGAGTATGAAAAACAATCAACTATACTAAATGCACAAGACAGAATAAACCATTTGTATAATCCTACTACAGGAATGCTAGGTAAAGAATTAAGTCAATTAATGACTGGCATTGACTATGGCGGAGTTGAAGTTAAGAGCTTTGGGTTCGAAGGTACATCGGGTTGGATGACTGACGAGTATGGTGCAGATACTTGGGATAGCTATGATAACGAATTCCAAGACGAAATATTCTTTGCAGACGGCACTACTGTTGCTATAGAACTAGATAATCCATTAGAAGACGGAATACAATATAATGTATACCTAAAACGTTCTGGACAAACTAAAGCAATTAGAATTGATGATCCTAACTACGGTAATAATCCTGCAAATACACTTGCAAAGATGCAAACACTTACAGGTGACGGTGTAACACAGACTATTAATTTAGCAGAAAACGATATAGAAGTTAGCGATGGTGATATTGTTACTATAAGAAAAATAACTTCAGATGGTAGTTTTAAACCAGATCCTGATTCTTATGACACACTGTTAACAGGCGGCCAATTAGACTATGGTAATGCAGCAGGTGTAAACGCAGATGATATTATTTTAGACGGTGATTTATTTGTTACTCCGCTAAATGCAGGCGGTCCTGAAGAATTAGTTAACGGGCAAGTTATGGACTCGGTCAATATTACAGTGTTTGAAAGAACCGGTGAAGGCCAAGGACAAATATATAATCAAAATTATATAACTGACGGAACAACAACTGAGTACCCATTAGGATTGTTACCAAACAGCAACGATGCTGTTATTGTTAAATTAGGTAATACAATAATTGATGCTAGTTTGTATACTGTTGATTATAAAACACTTACATTGGCATTTAAAGTTGCTCCAGTAACTGATCAAATATTAACAATTTTAACAGTTGGCGTAAACGGTCAAAACATAATTGATATAGGTACAATAATTAGTGTAGCCGATGAATCTGTATATCAAACAACTATACTTTGGGACGATAATTATCAAATCTTCCTTAGAAAAGATGGCAACACACCAGACGGACTTGAGCTTATTGCAAGGAAAGATAATGTTAACGGATTTATTGAATTTGTGTTTAGTCCAAAACCACCAGTAGTTGGTACTAGATTAGATTATGAAATTTATTCAAACAGTGATCAAATTAATTATAGTAAAATACAAAAAGATAATATAATTGCAGACGGGTCAAGTGTTACATACAACTTATCAACTAGTGCAATCTACGAAACACCAGCAGAGTTTTTTACTATTGTTGAAGTAGACGGAATTGTTAAGAAGCCAGGCTATTCTAAGATATTTAAAATTACAGATCCTACACTTAGAGAGTACGAGTTAGAAACCTTCCAAGTACAGGAATCAACATTAAGTGCTGCTGATACAGAAGTTTACTTAAATGGCAACCTTTTAAATCAACAAGATAGTTATGCTGTTAATATTGGTCAAAGTAGTATTATTTTAGAAAACAATATACTATCAGAAAACGACATATTATCAGTATACTTTAGAAATGCAGACTACAGGGTAGTAGGTAACCAAGTTATATTTAATAGTGCGCCAATTGAAGATCAAGAAATAAATGTGTATACATTTAGTAATCATGATATTGTAGATATTAACCGTATAAGTTATGATGTTATTAATAGAAGCACATTAACACCTGGAACAGATAACTATTCAGCTTACCACTCTTTAACTGGAGGCAGAATAGAACTTAATTCGCCAGCATCCGGTGTAGAAAATGTTTGGATATTCCAAAATGGTAGAATGTTAGCACCAAGTGTTGATTATAAATTAGAATCTAATATGAAGGTTATACAGTTAGTAACAGTGCCTGCTGAAAATGATATAATTGATATTATACACTTTACAGCACCAATTAGTACACCAACTATTGCATGGCAACAATTTAAAGATATTTTAAATAGAACACATTATAAACGTGTTGATAACAACGATGGAATTAAACTATCTCAACCATTAAATTATGATGATCTTAGAGTTGTAGTTGTTGAAGGAGCAGACAGATTACCAACACCTGATAAGCGTTCTAATAAGCCAGGCGTAATTTGGCTAGACGGAGAACGCATAGAATACTTTGCTAAAACAGGCAATGATCTAAGACAACTTAGAAGAGGTACTTTAGGCACAGGAGTTAAAGATACATATCCAGTAAATACACCAGTATACGGAGGCGGAATAGATAAAAATATTCCATACCGTGACGAAACAATAGTTTGGTCACCAGTAGATGCTGTAACTGAAGGACAAACTGATTTTACACTTGATTTTACTCCAAATAGTGTAAATGAATTTGAAGTATTTGCTGCAGGAATGAGGTTAAATAAAGCTGCTATAGTTAAGTTTAATCCAGCTATAGCCATTGACTCACCGGAAGGTGATGTAAATACACCAGCAGAGTTCACTGTAAGTGGCAATGTACTAACATTAACTAACCCAATGAGTGCAAATCAAAAGTTAGTTGTTATTAGGAAAATAGGCAAATTGTGGACAACCCCGGGCACTCCATTAAAAGATGCTCAAAACGATATCGGTAGTTTCTTACGTGGAGCGCAAAGTGAATTACCCGAATAAATATACTAGTAGGAATAGAAAATGACAAACACAATAAATGAAAAAAGCGGTGTATTTGTGCAAGGTCACATTAAAATAAGTGACCCGGCCAGTGGCGAAGTTTTTGTAAACAAAAAGAACGCTATACACTATGAAAATATGAGTATTGCACTTGCAGAGTCTTTGGGCAACGCAGGGCAAGGGCCTATTGCTGTAATGAGTTTTGGTAATGGCGGTACAAATATAGATTCAACAGGAGTTATAACATACCTTACTCCAAACTCAACAGGTACAAACGCCGGGTTATACAATCAAACATTTACAAAAATAGTTGATGATCGAAATACAGATAATTTAGATCCTACTAGAAATAAGATTGAAACTAGGCACGTAAATGGTACTAACTATACTGATATTGTTATTACATGTTTATTAGATTACGGTGAACCAAATGGGCAAGACGCATTTGATACAGCATCTGATGCAGATAATAGTTTTGTATTTGACGAATTAGGGTTACGAAGTGCTAGTACAGATGGTGTTTTAGGTAATGGTAGATTACTAACACATGTCATTTTCCATCCTGTACAAAAATCACTTAATAGACTAATACAAGTTGACTATACAGTTAGAGTACAGAGCCTTAGTGGAGGTAATAGCTAATGGCTTATCAAATCCAATTCACAGATTATACAAATAAAGGATCGATTATTGTCGAAGATAGAGAAATAAACTCTACAGACACTAGTTTACAATTACCTGGTAGAAATAGTACCGCATATGGTGAAGCTATTGCAGGTAACTTCTTACATTTATTAGAAAATTTTGCAAATAACAATGCACCAGCAAATCCTGTAGAAGGTCAAACATGGTATGATACAACAGTTGGAGTTGATGCACTTAAAGTATATGACGGAACAAACTGGGTAGAGTCCGGCGGTATTAAAAAAGGTGCCGCACAACCAGAAGTTGGTAATAGTGTAATAGGTGACCTTTGGGTAGATACTAGTAACCAGCAACTATATTTAAATAATGGGTCTAGTTGGATATTAGTAGGTCCTGAATTTAGTGAAGGTCTTTCATCTGGTACTAAAGCAGAACAAATTCAAGGCACTGACGATTTAACTTATACTGTATTAAAAGTTGAAGTCGGAGCACAACCAGTAGCAATTATTACTAACGCTCAATTTATACCAAAAGTAAATATTAGAGGTTTTTCAGAACTCAAACCAGGATTTAACCTAACTAGTTTAACACTATCTAATACTATTGCAAGATATAACGGCACAGCAGAATCAGCAGATTCTCTTAGAATACAAAATGTTGCAATTCCTGCAGCTAACTTTTTACGTGCAGATGTAAACACAACATCGTCAGGCATAATTTATGTAAAGAATAACCAAGGTGTACAAGTAGGTGCTAATTCACAGCTTGCACTTGAAGCATCGGGCGAAAGCGGAGTTGTAAAAAGTAACTTTAATGGTGCTAGTCTAGATTTTAAAGTAAAAAACGATCAAGGCGAGCAAACAGCAATTAGGATTAAGTCTGATACTAATGTAGGCATTAACAACGAAAATCCTCAAGTACCATTAGATGTTACAGGTAGCGGAAGATTTACTGGTAACTTAGATGTAAACGGTATAGAAGATGCAGATGACTCATTTAATGATACACTAACAGAAGGAACTATTGTAACTTCCGGTGGATTAAGTGTTGCTAAGAATGTAAAAATTGGAAACAAACTTACAGTAAAAGGTCAAACAAATATAGGCGGCGATATTGTTGCAGACCCTGATGCACTAACTAAGCCAAACATGGAAGGCTTTGGTACAGTTAAAGCAGATACATTTGAAGGATTTTTTAACGGAAGTATGTCAGGTACTATTAATGGTACAGCATCAAGTGCAGCAAAACTTAATAACAAAACAGTATTTCAAATGTCAGGCGATGTAAGTTCAGATGCTATTGTGTTTGACGGAGCAGGAGATTTAACTAAGACATTTACAACAGTACTTAGTGATAGATTTATAACAGATAAAAGTGTTGTTGTTACTCCGCAAACTGGAGATGAACTATTAATAAACAGAACACAGGGAGATGGCGGACTATTTAGAATTACACAATCTAACTTACTAAAGGGTGTTCCAAGAAACCCAGTAGGAATGATTGTACCGTTTGCTGGAGAAGTTGCACCTCCAGGATGGTACTTATGTGATGGTACAGAAATTAGACAAACAGAAGCAACTGATTTATTTAATATTATTGGATTTAAATTTAAAGATCCACAAAGTCCAACTTTTCAAAATCCGTCAAGTACATTCTTTGCATTACCGGACTTTAGAGGCAGATTCTTACTAGGTGCAGATAACATGGGCGGCCTTCCTGCAAATACTGTTACTAATACAAACGCAGATAACATAGGCGGAAGTTCAGGATCAGAATTTAAAGATATTAAAGTTAAGAATTTACCAGAACATGAACACGACTTAAAGTCACCAGGCGGTACACAGCATTATGCAATTATTGATGATACTGTACCAGCAGCAGAAGACGGAAGTATCAATCAACCGTTAAATATTGCACAGGGATCACAAACAACAAGTGGTATTCCGTCAAGTGGCGGAATTAAAGAAGGCGGTACAGACGGCCAAGGAACATTTAGAGGCGCTGAAAATTTAGGCGAAGCATTAGATGCACTTCCTCCGTTTGTAACAGTAAACTATATAATATTTGCCGATAATGTTTAGGAAACAATATGAGTTATAATTTAAATAAGACAGACGGAACACTACTTACAGAATTAGTAGACGGGGTGTTAGACATAAACACTACTGATATATCATTAGTAGGTAGAAATTATTCCGGGTACGGTGAATTTATTAACGAAAACTTTATTAGAATGTTAGAGAATTTTGCAAATCCTAACAGTCCAGTTACACCGTTAAAGGGACAACTTTGGTATGACACTTCAGAAAGTAAATTAAAAGTATTTGATGGCACAAGTTTCCAATCTGCTGCAGGCAGTTTTATTAGTGAAACTTTTCCATCAGGGCCAGTTGCAGGTGATACATGGTTTAGTACAGACAATAAGCAATTTTACTTGTATGACGGATCAACATGGACACTAATTGGACCAGCATTTAGCAGATTGCAAGGAAAAAGTGGAGTTATAACAGATACAATTTTTGATACTGATCTAAATTCAAAAACAGTATTAAAATTATTTACAAACGAAATATTACATGCTGTTATATCAGGCGAAACGTTTACGCCTAATCCTGTACCAAACAATATAGTATCAGGATTAGTAACAGCAACTAACGCAACAGGCACTATCTTTAAAGGTATAAATCTAATTGACAAGGTTGATTTTAAATTTAGAGGTGTTGCAACTTCTGCAGAGAACTTAGTTAGTTCAACTAACCAAATTGTACCTGAATCAAAATTAATGAAAAACGATTCGGATCAAGTATTAAACGGAAAACTAAACATAAGAAATAGTGGTGGCGTTTCAGTTGGTGTTAACGATGATACAAGACTGTTTATGGATAACGGCTTTACTATTAGAAATACAAGATCCGGAGACAGTTTTAATATTGTTGTTAGAGGTGCAAATGATGTACTTGACCAAACAAATGCTTTTACAATTAAACCTAACAATAAAAGAATTGGATTATTTAATTCTAATCCTGCTTACAACTTAGATGTTACAGGCGATGCACGTATTACTGGCAGTTTAACAGTAGAAGGTGACAGTTTTGTAACTGAAGCAGAAACACTACAAATAGCAGATAAAAATATTGAATTAGCTGTAGTAGCTAGTCCTACAAACTTAACTGCTGATCAAGGCGGCATTACAGTTAAGGGAACTACTGATAAGACTTTTGAATGGCTAAACATATCAAATTCTTGGACAAGTAGTGAACATTTAGATTTAGTAAGTACAAAAAATTATAAAATTAATAATACAGATGTATTATCGTCAGACACACTTGGTGCAGGCGTTATAAACACTAGTATTAGAAATCTTGGTGTATTAGAAACACTTAACATTGGAACTGGCGGAACAGCTAGTGTAAATATATCCAATGCAGGTGTCGTAACTAGACCAGGCGCAGGCACAGGCTTAACATTTACAGTAGGTGGAGACATTAACGTTAGTAGTAGTAAGATTACTAGCTTGTTAACACCAACAGCAGATGAAGACGCTGCAAACAAGGTATATGTTGATCAAACAGTACAAACTAATCCAATTATATTCGCTATGGATATTACAGGAATGGTTAGTATTAATGATGAACTTATTACCATACTTAATGGATTATATCCAGCAACAACATTTGCTAACGGCAAGGTAGCAAGGATTGCAACATTCTTTTATGCATCAGGACAATCAACTGATCCAATTGATATTGCAACGCCTACAACAACTACCGAAGTTGACGTTAATGCGGCCGCCGGCGGCACAGTAAGTGTGTTACAAGGTATAAATTTACCCAACTCTTTAACGCCTACATTTACATTAAGTGTTACAAGAGGGCAAAGAAACTTTATTATTACTAATGGCGTGTGGGTTGCAAATTAGTATAAATACAACGTGTGAACACAGGATTATATAGGATAAACAAAAATGGCGTATCAAATAGACAGATTTAACAAGAGCCCATTAACCACAGTGGAAGATGGTACACTCGACGAAACTACAGATATTAAATTTGTAGGAAAAAATTATGCAGGATATGGAGAAATACATAACGAAAATTTCTTATTCTTGCTAGAAAACTTTAGCGGTGCTAATCAACCGCCTAAACCAGTAAGTGGACAACTTTGGTTTGATTCTGGATCAGACAGAATGAAATTTAGAGATGGTAACCAAAACTGGAGAACAGTAGGCGGAGCAGAAGTTTCCGGAGCTCAACCAGCAGGACTAGCAAATGGCGACTTTTGGTGGGATAGTGCAAACGAACAATTGTATGTATATAACGGTTCAAGTTTTGTTTTAATTGGGCCACAGGATGCAGGCGAAGGCCAAACACAAATGATAAGTCGTACTGTACTTGACAATACTTCACCAGCTGGAGTATCAAGAAGCATTATTACTGGAACAGTAAATGATGTTACAACATTTATTATATCACCTGTTGAGTTCACACTAGGCGCAGGCTCTGATAACGAAATAAGCGGATTTTCAGATATTAAGCAAGGCATTACACTTAAAGACACGCCAGCATCAGGTGTAACAAGTACTTCTTATAGATTCCACGGCACAGCAACAAACGCTGAAAAATTAGGTGGACTTAGTTCATCTGATTTTGTGCAAGGCGGTTCACCGAGCTTTTCTACACAGTTATCCCTTACAGCAGGATTAGTTACACATAGTAACTTCTACTTTACAATGCGTCCGGATAATGTAACAGGACTACTTAAAAATACAAGTGCTAATTCAAACGCAATTGATTTTGAACTTAAGGCACCTTCTACAGGAACAAACACTCACTCTGTTAGTATTACAGCAGGCGGCATTATGCCAGGTGGTGCAGCAACTGACTTAAAATTAGGTGACTCAGCAAATATATGGGACGAAGTTCACGCTACGGCATTTAAAGGTATTGCAGATTCAGCTAACCAAATAAGAGTAGGTAATTCTGGTGACGCATACACGTATGCTACAGCATCAAACACAGGCGGCACTGTTGCAATCAGAGAACAAGCTGGTGACAACACAAAGCTAGTTGCAGATATCTTCCAAGGTACAGCAACACAAGCTCAATTTGCTGACTTAGCAGAAAAATATACAGTAGAAAAAGATCATCCAGTAGGAACAGTAATGTACGTTGCACCAGCTGGAGAATACGAAATTGCACCATGTTTACTAGATAGCTATCCAGTAGGAGTTATATCAGAAAAGCCGGCATACTTAATGAATGCAGAAGCAGATGGTCAAGCTATAGCACTTGAAGGGCGTGTTCCTGTAAGAGTAGTTGGACCAGTATCAAAAGGACAAAAAGTATTTGTAGATGCCGAAGGCACAGCAAGCGTTCACTTTAACGGAAATCCTTTAGTTGGTATAGCACTTGAAAGCAACTTAGATGAAGATGAAAAATTAGTAGAGTGTATATTAAAACTTTAGGAGAAATTTTATGCCAGCGGTAACAGATTTAGTCAACTCATCCGTATACAATTCGATTAGAAGTTCGATTAACAATGTATTAGGAGTTGGTGACGGCGCACAAAACGGATACGGCAGAACACTTGAAAGTGAGTCTAAAGCTGATAACGACATTATACGTGCTAGTGATATGCAATTGCTGTATAATGACTTAGTAAAAGCTAGGACACACCAGTCAGGAAATCCACCAACATGGACAGCACCAGATGGCCTCGGAGCGCCAAGTGCTGGAGAGATTGTAGGTGTTTATGCAGCTGATGTAGGCACAGGAGGTACATCAGTTGATGCTACTACTGACCTAAATGAAGGGTTTGCTGATTTTGAAGCTGCTGCTACAGATATTATTGATGATAGAGACGTATTTGATAGCGGACAATTTTCAACAACAATTGAAAATAATAATGAAAGACAGTCAAGCTGGAACGGTGAGATTACCCATACTGTAACAGTTACATGGCTCAATGCAGACGAAAGACGCTACTTTTTTAATACCGGCGGAGTAATAAAATTTAATGCTAATTTAACAGGCGGAACTAGTGTACCAGGAGATGTAACAACTACGCCACCTGGAACAAAAGATGAAATATGGCAAACTATGTTGGGCACTATGGGAACAATTACTTTTGGTAAAAATACAACAGTAGCAGATGGCACTAATCCTGGAATTGGTACTAATGTAGGTAATTATTATGAAGCGTGGGCGGCAACTAGTGCAGCATCTCCAATAGGATTGTTTGCTAAAAGTGGCGCAGGACTATATGCTGAAAACGAATATAGTATATCAGCTTGGGAAACAGCACCAAATAGTATAAGATTTTTAATTAGTTTTGCTGATTATGATTTTGGAGACGATGCAGGTGGTAACAGTTCAACTGGACCTGAAGATGAAGATGTAACTGGCGTAACAACTAGTACAGTATCCTTCATTACAGCAACAGGAGTACTAGCAATACCAAAACCGGCACTAACAGTCAATTCAAATCTGTAAATACGCTATAATAAAGGAAAAGTAGATGGCTGTAGTTGGAACAAAAGTTACCGCGGCAAATTATAATACAATCCAAGGTAAAATACAAGATGTTTTAGGCACTGGTGACGGAGCACAAAACGGTTACGGTCGTGCATTAATAAGTTCTGCAAAGTCTTCAGGTGATGCTATTGCTGCACAAGACATGGTTGATCTTTATACAGATCTAATAACAGCTAGAACACATCAAACAAACCCAGTTACATGGACAAACGCCGATGGCTTAGCTGCTCCATCCTCAGATGAGAATGTGGGTGTAAGTGCAGCAGATGTAGGCAACAGCACCCCAATAAACATTGAAGCACTTGTAAATGGTACTGAATACCAAATACTTTCAATCGGTACTTCAAACTTTACATTAATAGGTGCTTCTGCTAATGAAGTAGGAATAAAATTTGTAGCACAAAATGTTCAGAACGGATCAGGAACTGGAGAAGCAAAACTTTCACCTACTAGTGCAAATGCCGAAGATGATCTAGCAGAAGGATATTTAGATTTTGAAGCAGCAGCAGATGAAATTGTTACAGATATAAACGTACATGATGCTACTAATTTTAGCGTAACAACAAAATTGTCAGATACACGTACTACTCAATGGGGCGGTGGAGACTATGCTACACCTGGTACTAAAATTACACATGAAGTAGAAGTTACATGGCTCAATGCAAATGAAAGAAGATATTTTTTTAATACAGGTGGTCAAATAATATTTGATGCTGACCTCACTGGCGCAGTTACAGCTAACTCTAAAAATGATAATTGGAATACTATATTAGAAAATATGGGAACAATTGTTTTTGGTAAAAGTGCAACATCGGCAAACGGATCGAGTCCTGGCACCGGATCAAGTATTGGCAACTACTATGCTAGTTGGGGATTAACAAGTGTTAGTAACCAGGCTACTCTTTTTACAAAAAACGGAAGCGGATTATACGCTGATATAAAATATCAAATCACAGCATGGGAAGCAGCTGCAGGTAATGCATCAACTCCTAGCACACTTAGATTTAGAATAGAACTACAAGACAACGATTTTAGTAGCGGACCAACAGATGTAGATGAATATGTTACTAATGATATTACGAGTAATGTTAGCGTAGCACATGATACTGTATTAAATATACCGTCACCATCGTTTACTAATATTACTGTACTCGACGACGGAGCAGCAACACAAACGTCAGCTAGCCTTTCAAGAACTCCAAATGGACCAATTGACGAAGGTGAAGATGTTACATTTACTTTACAAGTTAGTCCGTCTGCCAATGGCACACTTATAGATTATAATCTAACCGGTGCGGGCATTGAAAGGTATGACCTTACCAACGATCAAGAATTATTTGATCAGTTTAATATGCAAAATAATACAGCTAGTGTTACAATTACAATTTCTGAGGATGATGTAACAGAAGGTGCTGAAACTTTGACATTATCAGTACCAGCCTTTGGCTTATCATCGTCAATTGGCATTACTGATACAAGTCTTACACCGGTTAATGTGCCGGACCCAGTTCCAACATATAGTCTGACTGGCCCTGCTACTATTAATGAAGACGGCACAGCCAATACATATACTGTTACTACTACTAATTTTACTGGTAATACTTTATACTGGTCCATTGATGGCACTGTAAGTGACTTTACGGCAATTAACGGAGCAATACCAATTACAAGTCAAACAGGCACTTTTGATCTTACAGCTATTGCTGATGCAACAACAGAAGGACCTGAACCATATACATTGGTACTTAGAACAGATAGTATATCAGGATCTGAGGTTGGAACCTCTTTAGCTGTTGAAATATCTGATACTTCACAAACACCTGCTCCTCCACCACCTTACACAGGGGATGAACCAGTTGTTCCTGCTAATATTGCTGTCAGTGGACCTGCCAGTAATTTTAACGGTGGCCCATCGACCGCAACAGCTACTTACACTTTCTTAAGTGATTTTTCAATTACAAAGTCTACGTTTAACGGCAGTGTTGTTATTGGAGACTGGCTTCCAAATAGAACTCAGGGCGAAACAGCCGGAGAATATGAGATATTCTTTACACAAGGCACAGCTAATGTATTTCAAACATATGGATCCACTCCAGTACTAACTTATAGCGGAGCAGCAAACAGTACATGGCTAACTCTTTCCTCTAATCGATTCCAAACTATACAAAGCTACGCTTCTAACTCTGGTGACCAACAAATAACGATTCAAGCTACTGTCCAGATAAGAAAAATAGCTACACCAGCTAAAACTGACTCCGGTGGAGTAACCATAAGCCTATCACACATGAACCTAGGCGATCCGTTCGGCGGCGGTGGTTTCTAAAGAACAATCTTTTCTTGACATTTGACTTCAAAAAGTGTATAATTAATGTTATACCTATGGAGATAACGTATGGACGAAAGATTAACAAAAGCACTAGAAG